CCAGCGCCAAGCGTGGTTGAGCTGGTCACAACCATCGTGAAAGCATATCTTGGGATGCTGTCAAACGTGATGGTTGTCATTGTCCAATCTGAATTGCTGGCACCCCGAACCAGCTTTACCGGCTGCAGATCAGGGTGAACAATGATCATGGTGTCTGCACTTTGCGTCCAGCAAATATCTGACAGCATGGGCCCAGTGATACTGGTTGCCAGGTATGGATTACCGCCACCATTGATGCCTGTGATTTGCACGCCATCTTTGAACACATACATGCGCGATGGGGTGAAGCACAGCATGTAGCTGTCATCCACAGAGAACTCAAACGGCACCAGGCGCACGCCATTGGCCGCGCTTGGGGTGCTGCTGTTGGGCAGCTCTGCCATGTATTTAAGCCCTGGCCTGCGTCTGATGCCACCCTGTGGCTGCACCACAACATTGGTGGCCTTGGCCAAAGCGTTGTTGTACTGTGCCAAATCCACCCGCGAGCGCAGCAATGGGTCGAGCTCCCCGGTACTGAAATTGGTCTGGATGTCTACAAAGCGAGGCATCAGTTTCTCACTGCGATCAGGCTGTAGTCTTCAATCACCCTGGTCGGGTTGCCTTGGCCATCAATGTTCATGCATGTACGCATATATCCACCTCGGCCATTTTCGGCAGGGTCGCCAACCGCCACGCGCTGCCAGTACACGGCCCGGTCTGATTGCTCGGTGATAGGCATGGCCAAGTGCCAGGTCAGCATGTACTTAAGCAATTGGACAAAGTACTGTGGCATTGCGAACTCGCCAATGCTGGACTGATAGTCGATGTAGACGCTGGTCAGGTTGGTGAGCAGCGCATCGCCCTGGATCTCCCATTCTTTTTGAACGGGGCTTCCTTGGGAAGAGCTGTTGTACACAGCCCTTGGGTTATTTAAACGGTCACCAGGCAGTTGATACTGGTAACGCCAGACGCTGGTTGGTGCCGTCACCAACTGAGCAAGTTGAATCTTTTTGGTGTTAAACGTCCACGGGTACACCACCAGGGTGGAGTCGCGGATGTCTGGATATAAGCGGTCACAGGCGCTTGACTCATCGGTGCCGTCATTGAATGAGGTAATAGCTTTGGCACCCAACATGATGAGTGCATCTGAGCAGATTGTGATCCCGGTATCGCCAGCAGCCATGTGAACCTCTTAATGTGAGAAAGGCCAACCCTTAGTTGCCCAAGAGTTGGCCTGCCTGTTTGGACTCCGATTAATCGGTATCCGTTGCGGTAACGGTCACACCGTCAGTGATGTCCACCACCGTGCCGGTGTTGGAATTCACATAGGCAGTTGACATCACCGGGGTGCCACCCGTTGCGGAGTAGCAGAAGATGATGTCGCCAACCTTGAGGATGGATGCAATCGCATTGAAATACCCAGAGGCGCGGATCACACTTTGTGCGTCAGCGCTGGAATAGGTATAAATAGCGGGTGCATTGCCAGCCTTTGATTGACCGCCGATTGCATTAAAGCCAGTGGATGAGTAAGCCATTTGAGTCTCCTAGATTAGGTTTCACGGCAGGTGATCTTCACGATACCTTCGTCATCGATGGCCACAGCGCCAGCACTGAAGACTTCATTCACCAACCAAGAGGTCTTCTCAGCGATGTAGTTGATCTCTGTGCGCATGGCGATACCTTCACCGTAGCCGACAGCATCCTTGTGGAATGCAAAGCAGCTGCGATCAAGTGATCCGTCAATAACCAAGCCGCCTTCGGAGCGATCACCCAACACATGGAAGGTGAAACCCAAGAAGGTGTTGAGCTCGCCTTGCACCAGCGCTTTGACGCTGTTGAAGTCGGAGCTGGTCACGCTAGTCTCAGACAGCAAGTTGGCCAGGCCATTTGCGTGAATGATGATGTTGCGGCCATCAGGTGGAACATTGTTTTTGTCCATTAAGCGCTTTGCTTCACGCAGCTTGGTAATGTTCATGTTGGAGTCACTGCCGCCAATGTCATTGCTGACGGTCAAGCTGGTGCTTGAAGCGGTAAGTGCATCCAAGATCATCTGATCTTGACGGCGACCCATGGCACCGGCAACAACTTGCACAAGCTCTTGGCGCTCATCAAAGTTGACCTTTGCCTGGTTGAAGATGTCGCTGTACTCGGCTGCGTTGTAGTCAGCCAACGTCAAGGTGACGGTGCTGAATGAAACGTTCAGAGGGGTGACATCGGTTTGTGGGACGCGCAGGGTTGCAACACCCTTGCCCACTTTGGGGAACTTGACAGTTGAACCTTCGACTCCACGACGCTGGCGAACGGCGGGCACAAGCATTGCTTTGCCTTGATAAGCCTGTTTGACTTCAGCATCGAAAAGAGTCACAAAGGCGTTGGATAGAGAAACGCTCATTTGGATACCTCATTCGGTTGTTGGACAGGGTTCTCGCGCCGGTAAGCCTGTAGATCAGGGCCGATTGCTTGCTGGTTACGCCAGCCAATCGTCAGCATCTCGCTGCGGTAAGGGTCGGTTGCCCGGTAGGCCTTGGGCGCATTGTATTGTTTTTCTACCACAATGCAATACCCCCATTTGGTAGATATAAAAAAAAAGACCCGGCACCTGGCCGGGTAAAGTGGCAACTGCCTTTGGGGCAGATCTGGAGTTATTGGGCAAACTGATTGAACATGCGCTCTACCTTTTGCCGGTAGCCTGCATCAGTCTTGTATTTGGGATCCTTCACCATCTCATAGAGCTCATCCTTTGATGGTGCTCCTTCAACTGGCGCTGAATCGATGGGCACGCGACCCTCGTAGGCCTCGCGGATCTTGAGCAATGCACGCATACCCTTGGCCGTGCCACCCATGATCTTGAACTCTTCAAAGTCATCCTTGCCCCATACGCCCTTGTTGACCAGGCCGCGAGCCCAATCAACCATGCCATTGATCACCGCCTGGCCATTTGGCCCAAGCGCCTTGATCTCTGCTTGAGTGTCAATGGCTGGGCCTGCTGACTCTTCCGCAATGGCCATGGTGCTCTTGGCGAGCTCATCAAATGCCGCTTGAGGCAAGCCCCACTTGGCTGCAAACTCTGTGAGTGCCCCTGCTGTAGGGTTTTCACCTATCGTTGTGGTGTCGTATTTACCGCCCTCGGGTGCCTTGTGCTTGCCCTGGCTAATCATCTTGCGCAGATCGCTCCAAGACTTTGCAATGCCCTCAAGGTCGGGCTCGTTGGAGTCTTTTTTCCAGAAATTTTCTGGCCAAAAATCTGGGCGCTCCAATGGGTCTTCAGTTGCTGGTGCATCTGCTGGAGCGGCCTTGTGATCAATTGCCACTTTTTGAGATGTGTCTGCCGGTTTGGTGTCATCGGTCACTTGCACGTTGTCAAGTAGGCCGGTTTCACCGGGCTCGACTGTTGCTGTTTCGCTCATAGTTTCCTTGCTTGGTTGATCCGTGCCTCAATGTCCCTGATGACGTTTCGCTGCCCTTCGGCAAAGAACGCATGCGAGGGGTCTGTGCCCGGCACGGCAATGGGCACATTCACATACATATCGCGCATCCAAGCCAGCAGTTTCTGGCCATCTTCATTACCAAAAACACGCAAAACTAGGCGCGATAAGTCATCTCGTTTTTGCTCAACGGCGCGACTGTCTGTTGTCTCGCCAATGGCTTCAAGCTCATCCCAGCTCAAGCGGGTGCTCCAGCGGGTGAGGGCAGGGCAGGTGCTCCACCTTGCAGTTGCTGCATTTGCATCTGTGCAGCCATGGCCTGGGCCTGCTGGGCCTGGCGCTCTTCAAGCAAGAATGCACGCTCGGCAGCGTCATTGCGCAGGGCTGCAGGCACTCCCAGCTTCTCGCCCAGGTAATCGATCATGTCGCCATACTTGACGGCCACAGTGCCCTCTGGCCCCATCTGCTGGGTCAATTGTGCAAACTGCATCACTGCATTGATCTCATCCATGGCCTGCGCGTTGGCCAGCGGTGCCACCGGGGTGACCTTGACCTCCAGCCCGTTGACACGCAAGGGCAGATCAATCAGGCCGCGCTCGTCCATGACTTCAAGGATCTTGGCCACCAGGGGAATCATGGTTTCGTTGATCAAACGGCCAAAGGCTGAACCCAGGTTTTGCGAGAGCTCCTTCATGCGCTCAACAATCTCGGTGGCCGACCTGGCAGACATGTTGTCTGGCGGCAGCGACTCATCCAGCAAGATGCGCTTGACGTTGGAGCGCAGGTCATTGATCACAAGCTGGGTGACGTTGAAGTCGCCAGAGCGGGGCAGGGCTTGCAAAGCCGGGCCTTGGGGGCCACCGTTCCTGGCCACCGGGATGATGGCACCAGGCACGATCTTGACGGTGTTGGGATTGAGCACACCGTCATCAGCAGCTGTATATACACCAGACACCGCCAGGCTGGCGTTCTTGAGCAGCAGCTCAATGGTCTTATTCAGCGTCTTGATGTCGGGCAGGGCGGTCATCAAGGGGCCACGGCCATAGATCTCACCGGCCACCTTCATGTAGCGCGAGATCACCCAAGGCGAATACGTCTTGCGCCGGTAGACCAGCTCTTGCTTGGAGGTTCGATCAATAACGTGGTAGCAATAGTCGCCACGCTTGTAGTCATAGATCGTGGCTTCCAGCAGTTCAATGTCATCGGTTGGCTTATTCTCAATGCGCCGCTTCATATCGTCTGGGATCACAGCATCGGGCCATTGGCGCTGGATGCTCTCGCCCTTCATGCGCATGCGCCGGTACACGTTGTCCACTTGGCCATTCGCACCTTCCTCGTAGCTCACCAGGAACAGCGGCACGGGGATGAAGTTGAGCGGAGAGACATCATCTCCAGGCTGCACCATCATGCAGGCGGTGCCCACAGCCAGGTCGAGCAAGAACTCGCCCATGGCGATGTCCAGGTTGGACTGTCTGAGCACGGCAAACATCTTCTCGTTGTACAGGTCGAGGATCTGCTGGGCCTGGCTTCTGCGCTCCATGGGAATGTCAACGCCTGGATCCAGGCGGCACCATTTGCGCTGGGGCGGGAAGACCACAGACTGCAGCTTGTTGGCAAAACGCTGGGTAGAGTTGATGGCCGTTGAGTCAAAGACGCGCTGCATCTTCTTGGAGCCAACGGCACCACCCTCCCACACACCATAGAGTTGGCGCTGGGGCAGGGCGAACTCATAGGCATCTTGGTAGAGCTGCTGGAATTCGTCCTTTTTGGTTTGCGCTGCAGTTTGTCGTTTGAAAATCTGCTCTGGGGTCAAGCGCATGCCGCCTGGTATTTTCTTGTCGTATTCCATAGTCACTTCTTCTCTCTGGCTGCAGCCATGTTGTCAACCAAGTTGGGGTATGGCCGACCAGCTTTAGCAGCTCGGCGCATGGACATGCGTTTTTCGGCTGAAGAAAGCTCCTTTGGCTTGGGCAGGTCTTTGGGGCGTGGTTTGTCCCAGACCTCTTTGTCTTTCATTCCATAATGATTTGGCATTTCACCCGACTCCCAGAGTTTGTGTTGATCCCAATGTGCCGCTTGTGCCCATGGTGCCGCGAGCACCAAGCTCACTTGTTGAGCCAGTAGGTGATGCGCCCATGAGTAAAGGTCTGGCAGTTGCTGATCTGGCTGCACGCTTGCGACCAGACTCACGCTCTGCACTCTCGCGCTGCACGCCCTCAAGCTCGGTGCGTGCTTTTTCTTTGACCAATGCCGCTTGTTGTTCGGCTTCAACGCGCTGCTGTTCAAGCGCTGCTTGCTCGGCCTTCAATCTCAATGCTTCGGCAGCGGCCTCTTCTTGCAACTTCTTCTGTTGCGCATCGTATTCAGCAGCCTGCCTGGTAATGACATCGCGCTCTTGTTTTGCTATTGCTTCAATCTCAGCTTGTGCTTTTGTAAAGGCAGCTTGGTCAGCCAATCGCTGTGCTTCAGCTTGCGCCGCATATGTCTTTTGATCATTCTCAAATTTAATGCGCTCTTGTTCTGCTATTGCTTTTTGCTCATCAATATATTTTTGATTTTCGGCATTGGCCAGTGCTTCAGCTTCATCCTCCAAGCGCTTTGTCAATGCTGGATCTATAGCGCCAGAAGAAACAAGAGTTCCACTTGCATCGTAAATATTTATAAATTCTGGAAGGCCGGTCTTTGGATTGGGCTGGCCAGAGCCGCCCATTGCCTTTAATGCTTCAGCTTCTTTGGGGTTGATGTGAGCAAGGATGGTGTCGCCACCACGCCCATGCTTGCGCAATAGTTCAACCGCCTTTTTTATTGCGCGCTTATCTGCCATTTCAGTACCCACGCAGAGCTGTAGTCATTTGTTCGCTCATGCCAGCATCGGTCAATCCAGTTTCTGGTGTCAACCTGGTGTCTGACAG